TCGCCCCAGCGCGGCCAGTACCGCGCATTGTGGTCCGGGCGCTGGTGCGCGTAGCGATCCGGGCAGTAGTGCCCATGCGTGTAGTCGAAGCCGAACAGGACGATCGTCCTGGCGCCCTTCAGGAGGGCGACGTTGACCGCACCGAACCCGCTGTTGCCGCCGCTCTCGACCTCGGCCGGGTCCTCCGAGAACTGGTTGCATGTCCGGCGGCGCACGAGGTGGATCGCGCCAGGGATCGGACGATGACCGGGAGGAAGCCCGACGGGCGGGATCGCGAGGTAGAGCTGCATCCTCGCGGCTACATCGATGAGCCGGTCGCCTTGGCGCCGCATCCAGGGCAGATCGAGCCCGAAGCACGCATCCGCGAAGGGGAGATCCCAGACCGCCTCCTTGACGGCGAGAACGTTGCCGAGGCCGCGGAGCCGATCGTGATCGAAGCCCGCGAGGCTCGGCCCGGTGCCGACGATGATGGCCGGTCTGTCTCCCCAGTCGACAGGCTCGACGCGGCCGAACTCGACCATCAGTAGAGCGCGACGAGATTTTCCGCGGTAGTGCCGCTAGCATTGACCTTCGTCGCCTCGATCGGAAGGATGCCACCGGAAGGTGCATTCTTCAGCATCACGGTTGCCCCTCCGATCACGATCGAAATATCTCCGCCGGTGCCAACATAGATCGCGCGACACCGCCCCTTCGAAAAGGAGACGTCGTTCGTGATGACCATCGCGCCGGAAGCCGACGAGAGAGCGCGCGCCCAACTTGCCATCTTCAGTCCTCCATGATCGCAGCTTCGGCCTCGTCCTTGCTGTCGTAGAGGACGTCGTCGATGCGCTCTCCGTCGCGCGTCAGAGCATAGCGGCCGCGGCCGATGTGCTTGGCGACGGGGGGCGACGCGAAGGTCTCACCGAACACGGCCGGCGCATCCGGCTCGACGGCGAGCGGGGTGGGTGCATCGACGGGAGATCCGCCGGCAGCGAGATCAGCGGCGAGATCACCATTCGGAACGGCGACCGGATTGCCGGCCTCGTCGAGAAGATGGGCGGCCGCGAGCGCGATGTCGACGGGCACCTCGCCCGGCTCGGCATGGCGGATCTGGCGGTTCTCGTAGAGCTGCCGCAGGCGCCGGGTCGATGCGAGCGCCTTGTCGAAGATGGAACCGGGGCGCTGCTTCTTTCCGTCGAAGAGGAAGTGCCTCTCGACGATGAAAGCCGCGTCCCGGTCGAACCTACGGAGCCAAATCGACGCGCGTCCCATGTTGCTATTCCTTCTCAGGATCGCGGTTCGATCAGGCGATGATGGCGGTGAAGTAGACACCCGCGTCGGCGCAGACGAGCTTCTGGTCATAGGCCATCTGCCCCTCGACGCGGTCGCTCTCCAGCGCCTCCATGCGGAAGCGCTTGATGCGCTGCCCCATCGGGCCGGAACCGCCCATCCCGGTCCAGGAGAACGTGTAGCCGCCGGACGGCATCATCAGGCTCGGCGTCGCCGCGGCGTAGACGAGGAGCGCGCCCTTGCCGGCGATGAACGACGTGGTCATCGAGGTCTCGAAGGCCGGGTTCTCGGCCGAGGTGACCTGGATGCCGTCCATTACCATGATCTCGTCGAGCTCGAAGAGCGCGGCGACGGCCTGGCGGGTGACGATGGCCGGATTGGCGTTGCCGGAGGTATACTTGATCCGGTCGATGATGTCCGGGTGCTCGGACAGCTTCGTCCAGACCTGCCGGCCAATGACGAGCTTGTTCGGGCGAAGGCCGGTCTTGATCTGGATCAGGTCCGCCGCCGCCTTCACGTCGGCGATCGGCGTCGAGTTGGCGTCGTTCCACTGGATGACCTGGTTCGCGCCGGGGCTCTCCGCGACGCCGGTCATGTCGGTGCCGGCTGTGCCCGTCACGCCCGCCCAGATGCCCGTGGTGAAGTACTTCGCGGCCCACGTCACCTCGCGGGCGATGAGGCCCTGCTGCGACAGCCACGTCGTCGCGTCGCGATCCATGTTGAGCGGATCGTCGGCGTTCGCGCGGATCTGGTCCTCGATGTCCTTGTGGAGGGCCCAGACGTCGGCGAAGTAGGTCGGCGTGTTGTCGACCTTCCAGCCGCCGCCGGCACTCTCGGTGCCGGGCGCGCGCTTCTGGTACTGGTTGCGCCAGAAGTCGGAGCGATCGTAGCGGAAGTACCGGTCCGACTGCTTCTGGACGGGGATGTTCGGGAACACGCGGTCGGCGACGAAACCCGTCGCAGCCTGCATGTAGGCAATCGAGACGTTGGTGAGGGGGCGATTGACGTGCACGTCGCCCGCGGTCGGAGTGGTCATGATGGTAGCTCCATCTGAGGGACGGCCGGCATCTCGCGACGCTGGCGGGGACGGGCGTAGTGCCCAACGAAGGGCCGCCCTTGGGCGACCCTCTAGGGTTCAGTGAACCGTGATCAGACCGTCGGGCCGGTCGGCTGGATGATGCAGGTCGAGATGATGCCGGCAGCGCCGGCTTCGAGCATGACGCCCATCGACCAGTCGTTGCCGGACCCGACCGAGACCGCCTTGCCGGCGGAGTCGAACGAGAAGCGATCGCCCTTGGCGAGGACGCCACCGCAGGCGACCTTGCTCACGCCGCCGATGGCGATGCAGCCGACGCGGCCCTGCGCGGCCGGCTTGTCCTGGAGGATGGCGACGGCGGCGTCACCCTCGCCAGCAAGGGCGAGCTGACCGTTCGTGTCGATCTTGACGCCGAAGTACTGCTTGGCGCTGAGGTCGGTGCTCGCCGGCACCGAGGTCGTCAGCAGCCCGTTCTCATAGGCCATGATGATCTCTCCTTCGAGTGGGACTGCCGCGTCTCTCGACGGGGCACGAGCCGGTAGCGCCTCAGTTGGCGCGGGTTTCCTTCAGGCTCTCGGCGTAGAGCCGACTGCCTTCCTCGGTCTTGAGGATGTCGTCGTAGGCCTTCGCGACCGGGACGCCGTCCTTCTCGGCCTTGGCCTTGGCCAGCTTGTCGAGCTTGTCCTCGGCCGATCCGGTCATGGGAACTCCAGCCTTGCCGACGGTGGTGAAGCCCGCCTTCATGGCGGCGTCGCCGGCCTTCAGCATGGCCTCGACGGTGGTCTTCGCCTCGTCGTCGAGCTTGGCGATGGCGCGCATGGCCTTCGCCTTGGCGACGACCTCGCCGGGCAGGTTGCCGTAGTTCGTCTCGGCCGACTTGGAGAACTCCGCGATCTCGCGGGCCTCGTCGGACTTGGCGATGCGGTCCTCCTGCGCCTTCATCGCGGCGAAGACGCCGTCACCGACGACGGACTTGCGGATCTCGGTCTCGCCGACCTTGATGACCTCGTCCTTCTCGATCGCGTCCTTGGCCTTGGTCAGCTCGGCCACCTTCGCAGTCTCGTCGGCGAGCTTCTTCGTCAGATCGGCCACCTGGACTTCCAGGTCGGCGACCTTCTTCACATCGTCGGACATGGACTTCTCCTCGGTTCCGACCTTCTGATCGCCGGGCTTGCCGGCTGCGGACCCGAACGCCTTGGCGACTTCCGCCTCGACCTCGGGGAATTTCTCGCGGAGCGCGGCGAGGAACTGGTTGACGCTTTCCTCGGCGCGCCGCGTCTTCGTCGCGCTGTCGAGCGCCATATCGCCGACGATGCTCGAGAGACTGTCCTGAAGCGCCGTGAACAGCGGCCACAGCTCCTCATTCGCCTCCCACTGGCGACGACGGGCCTCGTTCTCGGTCATCAGGTCGACGAAGGCGCGCGCCCGCGGCTCATCCCACTTGCGGATGATGGCGAGCGGATCTCCGCGCTTGTGCAGCGTCACCTTCGCGCCCGGATTGGCCGGGAAGTCGACGAGAGACAGCTCCGCGAGGCGGAGGCCCTTGAGCTTGGTCGCCATCGCATGTTCCTTCAGTGGGCTCGAGCCCGCCGGCGAGCCTGCCAGGCTGTCAACTCGACGAGGTGCTCATCCGAGCACGCAACCTCGATGAACGGGGCGCCGGTGAGGTGGTGGAAGTCCTTGCGCATGTAGAGGACGACGGTCGGAAGTGGCGCCGGCTCGCCGCGTTTCTTCGCCATGCGCTCGTCGACCGGATCGGGAGGGCCCGCGACCGTAATCTCCGGCTCGGCCAGATCGACCGGCGAACGACTGCACCGCAGCGAACACGTCCGGCTCGATCGACAGCAGCCATTGAATGGCCGGCGGCGCGAACAGACCGTAGGCGACGAGCTTCACGCCGCGATCTCCTCACGGTGTGCGGCGCCGCCGATCGAGAACGACCGCAGCTCGCCCGACTTGACCCGCTTCCATACCGCGTCGTCGCCGACCTTCACCCCGACGATCCACCCCTCGCGGTCGCACTCGATGCCGAGCGACTTCATGATCTCGGCCGTGAGCGGGAAGGAATGCAGCACCTCGCCGATCCCGTCGCCGGCATGCATCGCCTTGGCGAGGCGGACGTCGGCCATGAACTCGGTCGTGGCCTTGACGAGCTCGTCGGCCTCGATCACGTCGCCCTGGGTGTCGACGACGGGCTCGCCCTTCTCGGTGATGACGGACGCCCAGCCGTAGACCATGCGGGCTTCGTCATCGACCTTGACGATGGTCGCCTTCGTCATCTCCTCGGCGGGCTTCTTCTTCGGCTTGCCTGGCATGGGCTTGTCGGCGTGAACGTCGGACGCGCAGGGCTCAGCCTTGGCGAAGCCTGCCGCCTTGGTGAGCGCCGCCGACACATCGAAGAGCGCGGCTTGCAGGCGCTCCAGCATCGTGGGATCGTCGTCGTTCATGGACATCAACCCGTTCCTTCGACAAGGCGACGACGCGCCAGATCTGGCGCCGCCCTACGGCGATCTGTTCGCGATGCTCGGCGACCTATGGGAGCAAGCCGAGATGGCCCGCCGGCAGTTCGCCGGGAACGCCGCGTCGCTCCAGATCCTCGATGCGCTGCAAGCCCAACTCGCCGGCCATGCCGCCATCGTCGAGGTCGTCGGCAGCGTCAGGCGACAGGGATGACCCGATAGATAGCCGTGCATCGACAATTTATCAGATTCTCAGCCACCGCGTTCGGGTCGCCGGGAAATCGGATCGGCCCAAGCTCGCTGTCGAATGCCTCATAGAGGCCGACGCCCTTCGGGTTCCGCGTCGGGAGTCGTTGAGTGAGCGTGCCGGACCTTGCCGTCGGCCGTGTAGATCCACCCCTTGCGGATCTGCTCCGCAGCGAACGTCCCATCCTCGACGGCCTGCTTCCACAACCGATCCGAGCCCATCGAAACGGCGCGGGCGCTCTCAAGTCTGGCGATCGTCTCCGATCGGTACTTCAGGTAGCGCTCGCGGTAGCGCTCGACCATCCGCTCGATCTGCTCCGGCTTCAGCGGCTTCTCACCCTCGACGGCGCGGGCGACGCTGGCATCGAACCGCCTGTCGCGGAGCGCCCGGTCTAGGACCTCGCGCTCGCCTTCCTCCAGCATCCGCCGGAAGTTCCGAACGGCCTGCTCCTGCCGCGGCGTGAGCGAGATCGCCGCCCGAACGTCACGGGCCACATCGAGCGGTCCGCGCCCTTCGGTCACGCCGGCGACGACGGCTTGCGTCACCGCCGCCTGGCGCCGCTCATCGAGCCCGCGCACCATGTCGGCCTGATAGGTCCGAAGCACCTCGGTCGTTCCGGGATTGACGACGTCGAAATGCACGCTGATCAGGCCCGNNGCGTAGGGTCGAGGCGATCGACGCCGAAACCCGCCCGCCTTCGGTGAAGGCATCCGCCACCTCGTCGAGAAGCGAGCCGTAGACCGATCCGCTTCGCTCGCATCATCGACGAGCGCGATCGGCGTCCGCGAGCCGGCCTTGCTCGATGAGCTTGACCAGCGCATCCATGTCGATGCTGTCCTGGACGCGCTTCACGGCGTCGAGGAAGCCCTTGGTGAGCTTCACCTTGGCACGGTCGGCTGCCCGACGGATCGGATCGTCATCCTCCGCCTTGGCGAAGATCAGGCGCTCGGCGACGCCCATCAAAGCTCTCCCGTGTTCGCCTTTTCCGGCAGCCCGGCTTGGTCGCGGACGTGCCGCTCAAGCTCGTCGTCGGGGAACAGCGGCATGCCGGCCCCAGCCGCATCCCGCAGGAACTTGCCGAGCTCGTCGAGGTTTACCGGGGCAACGCGGCCCGGACGGAACGCCGGCATGGTCTCAGCCGGAAGCGCATTGATCTGCCACACCCGCGTCAGCATGTAGCGGTTGAGCACGCCGGCGACGGTGTCGAGCAGCACTTCGCACGACCGAAGGAACAGGTCCGTCTTGTTCTCCGAGAGGGCAAACGAGCCCTTGTCCGTGCCGAGCATCAGGAAGTCGGCGAGCACCGAGCGGCAGATCGAACGCTGATAGCGCATCACGACAGCGCCGGTGTCGATGGCGCGAGCGCCTCCGGTCGACAGAAGCTCGACATCGACAATATAGGCCGACGACGGCTTTCCATCCGCATCGAGGTAGACGTCGGACGGAATGACGATGCCGCCCTGCTCGTTGAACTTCACGTCGCGGGCGATCTTCTCATAGGCCTGCCGGATGCGGACGGTCTCGGCGTCGTTCTCGGTCAGGTATTTGGCCGGGATGCGCACCACCGGGAGCCCGGCCAGTTCTCGCTCGATGCCGACCGCCTCGACGTCCTCGATCGTCTTCAGCTTGTACCAGGAGCGGTACGCCGAGCGCAGGATCGAGCGCCCCTCGGGGTTGCCCTTGTGCGTCGAGGTGCGGAACAGAAGGCTCCGCTCGATCGGCAGCAGCGTGGGCGGCGTCCGCCCCATCGGATCGGCCTGCCACATGCCGGCGATGCCGCCGTCGTCCTGCATCTCCCATCGATCCAGGCTGTCCTGCGACCGCGGGGCGAACTTGCGGATGCCGATACGGCCGTCGGTGTAGCGCGATCGCTTCGCCGGGTCCCTTTCCTCCGGCCCGACGCGGCGCTTGTAGACCGTCTCGAAGTAGGACCAGCCGTAGACGAGCATGGTCAAAGCCTCGGAGATGAAGTCCTCCCAGGTCAGGCTCATGTCGCCCATCAGCGACTCGGCGAAGTCGGCGCCTTCGTTCGCCCCAGTCGCATCCGTGGCCGGCTCGACCTTCCACTCGACGGGGCGAAGCATCAGCTCGATCGCCCGGAGGATGGCTGCGACGGTGGCGTCGTTTGGACGCCATCTCGGTATAGACCTTGACGCCGCGCGGGCCCTCGAGCCGCTTGAGGAATTCCTCCTGGACGTAGCCGCCGTACACCTTCAGGCCGGTGACGCCGATCTCCTGCTTCGGCGCTGCGGCCTTGGTGACGGCATCGGTCATCGATCATCCGATCCGCGGACCGGCCCCTATCTGGATCGGAGCGCCGATGTTGTTGTCGCCGG